ACTTTGTTCGGGTTGTCAGGGTCAACACGCACACCCCGCCCCACCATCTGATAGTAGAGGGCAAGGCTCATCGTCGGCCGTGCCAGGACCACACAGTCCAAAATTGGCACGTCAAACCCCGTCGTAAATACGCCCATGTTGAGCATGTTCGGTATCTCGCCAGACTTGAACTTTTCAATCAGCTCTTCACGTTCTTTCTTCGGTGTCTCGCCAGTGACTAGCGAAACGGCAGTCCCTCGCCTTTGCAAGTGCTCTAGCGCTTCCTCGGCTTGGCCGATGCTGTTGCAAAATACCAGTGAGCGCTCGTGATGCTTGTCGGCATACGTCACCGCTTCGACAATTCGCTTGATGATGCGCCCGCCAAATTTCTCTGAGCTGTCGGTCGTAAAATTCGCGCCCGTGCTGTTGATGCGCAAGCTGCTCCAGTCTTTGCTCTCGGCGTAGTACTTAATTGGTGCCAGGTATCCCTGGGCCTGCAGCTCGGCCGTCTCTATTTTGTACGCGATGCTCTTGAAAAATGGCGTGCGACTTATGCGGTTGATCATCTTGAGCGATGCGGTGCTCGTGAGGTCCCCGTTTTTTTCGCGGGTCCATAGCGTATCAATTCGGTACGGCGTGGCCGTGAGCCCCATGACGTGCTCGCATTCTATCGCTTTGAAAAAGCTTGTGAGCATTCCGTCGGCGTTCTTTGAATTGAGCCCGTGGCACTCGTCAACGATGGCGTATTTGAAGTGCTTGAAGTTCTCGGGCTGCTTGTAGATGCTGCCGATTGTCGCGAAGGTGAATTTGCGTACCTCTTTACGGCCCACGCTCGCGCTGTATATCCCCGCATCGATGAGTGGATCATAACTCACTAGCTTGGCATAGTTTTGTTCGAGTATTTCTTTGGAGGGCTGCAGTATCAGAATTGGCTCGTCTATCTTATGGCAAGTGTCGGCGATGATGAGTGACTTGCCCGCGCCTGTGGCTGCCATAATGATGAATGGCTTGCTCGTGCCCGTGAGTTTCTTGACTGCAATATCGACGGCCTCGGCCTGGTAGTCTCGGAGTTTATACATTTTCGGCCTCATCTGGGGTGGTTGGATATTCCTGCCTGAATTGTTTCAATTTCAGCGGTTGGGCGATAATAGTTTTCATATATTCGCGTCGCAGGCGCATTATCAGTTCAATCTTTTTAGTGATTGGTAAGTTGCCTAGTTCTTTTTGGCATGGTTCGCAGGCCAGGCATAAATTGTTGATGTTGTCGGTACCACCGTGCGAAAAACTGAACAGATGCTCGATCGTGAGCTCGTCAAAATTCATCTTTGCACCATGTATAAAACATCGTTTGCCGTCGCGGGCTGCTAATTGTGCCTTCTTCGCTCGCAGTTGTTTGCGTCTACGATCGACAGGCTTCCATGATCGGCCCGACTTCCATGCGTTGTATGCTGTTTCGCTCTCTCCCGTGAAGGTGAGTATATCCCGTTTGTTTGAGTAGATGACGCTCGTGCCGTTCTCTGTCTTGAAGCGTACCACCTCCCATTCGTTGGTCGGGTCCAGGATGACGACCCCGCGCTTGCCTAACCATGTTTTGAATTTTTCTAGCTTAACCATTTTGCTACCATGTCCCATATCCAGAAGATGATCTGGGACAGTATGACTAAGCATACTATCCCGAACCATACATTCTCTAAGTTGTCAAATAGTCCCTTATCCACGATGTGTATTCCTCGTGATTAAGTGGATGAGCAGGCCGAAGAGTATTCGGCCCCATCCTGTGTTTTTAGTTTCGAGTGCCATTATCGTTCGATCCCTTCCACCACTACGGGTTCCAGTGAGCCGTTGAAGCTAAAGCGCATGTACTCAGACTTGCCGATAGCGTCGCGGACGTAGCGATTATTTAGTATCACCTGCTCGCGGCTGTCGCCCTTGAGTGGCATGACGATGTGCATATTATTCGGGTTGAGCGTGATGTCAGTCTCAGGCTTGACCACCGCAATCAGTGAGCGCTTCGTGTCGCCCGCTTGGACGTATATCCCGCCGTTTTGGTCCAGTCGGATGTTCCCGTTCTCTATGAGGTCCAGCGCTTCGTATACTAGTGCAGCCTTTACCGTAACACGGCGTGCAGCAGTTGTCGGCGCGAGTTTGGTCCAGTCGGGATAAGTGCCCTCGATGGCCCGCTGTACGATTGTGACGTTGCCATTTTGCATGACGATCTGCTTGTCGTTGGTACCGATGTACCAGTTGTCCATGAGCTTTGTCATTTTCACTAGCTCGACCATTTTTCGCGGTATCAATGCCGTGAGGTCGTGCCCGCCATTTTTGGTGAGTAGTCGATAACTATCGGTGCTCGTGATTGTGCCATTTGCTTTGAGTTCGATGCAAGTGAGCACGGGGCGGGTATCGTCTTTGGATGCCGTGACTAGCGCGTCAATCATTCCGCTTATTGTGGCTTGGTTTACTTCGATAGGTGCTCGGTCGTATTCGACGGTCGGATAGTCTTCGATCGCCATATCAGTGACGGCCACAAGGTCCCAGTGTTTTTGAATGGTCGCTAGGCCAGACTTTTTGACCTTCGCAGCGTCGACAAAACCTGTTTTGGTGATGTCTTCGTCAGTGATTATCATCGTAGTCTCTAGGTCGGTAGCCATAATTTTGCCAGGTTCGAATTTGACGTTCGCTAGTATAGGCAAGGTGCTCGTGCCTTTGGCTATTTTTGTTAGTGCATTTATTTGGTGCTGTGTTGCCATGATGATTGCTTCTTTCTTTGGTTAATCTTAATCGGCTTGACTTTGCGGGGTGCCCCGCGTAGTTGTCGGCGCATCGGTCTTTTTGGTACGCCCTTGGGTGGTTTATAGGCTTTCATTTTCTATACTTTACCCCTGTTAGTATGCTATAATGTAGGTATACAGGCGGGCTCGCAGTCCCGCCCGATACCTTCACAATTTATTCTGTCGCTTTGGCCTCCCGTGGTGTGTTAGGCTCGACTTGGTCGGGTGTAAAGTATACCGCAGCAGCTCGGCCCCAGTCGCTCTCTTTGCCGTCGTCGGATGTTTCGTAGGCATTGCCTTTGAACTCCCAGACGGACAGAGTGCCTTTTTGACCTTTGATGACGTGATAACCACGCTCTAGCCACTGTCGGAAGGTGCCGCGCTCCCAGTCGGTAGCGGGTTGCTTTGGTAGGATGTTGTAAAGCTCAGTGATCGGCTTGAATGTTTTGCCGACGTTCTCAGGCTTTACGAATGAGCCCGCATAGTATCGTTGGCCGTTGCCTCCGATAGCGTCGTGTATATCCTTCCATGCTTGATCGTGCCAGACGTGCTTCTTCTTAGTGTTGACAGTCTCGGCAATCAGGTGCGCCAGTTCGTGGCGGATAGTGTCGAGTAGTTCGGCCTCGTGGCCGTTCTCGGCGTATTCAACAAACCGCGCATCGATGACAATCTTGCCTGATACTGTTTTGCCCTTGCGGTACTTGGTCGCATAGCCGACCTTGGTTCCCCGAATAGGGGTGGCGATAATCTCGACTTTGCCGAAGGTGTAACCCTCGGTGCTGTCGATGATCATCTGTAGTGTTTTCTCTAGTGTTGTCACGTTGGACCTGCTTTCTTTGGCGGTTCCTCAGTAGCACGCCGTGGCTAGGCCAGGCGGTACCTGAGTACCATGAAAATTATTTAGTAACCGTTTGCCCGTAGCATCAGATCCAAGAAGCCATAAGTGGCGAGGATGCCGACCGCGTAGGGGAAAATAAGATTGCTAATCTTGACAAATAGCCTGTATTCGTCCTTTCGTTTGAGGTTGATGTGAGTGCCTGGGCGATATGTTGCCATGGTCGCGCCTTTCTGTTTATTGTTTTTGTTTTGTTGACCATAAGCAAGATTGTACAGCTGCAGTCATCTTATACACTGCATATTTCGCTCTGTGAGCTACTGTGTCGCATTCGAAGGTCGAAGCTGCACAATCTTACTTATGATCTGGTGGAGAGCGCGGGGCGGTGTATTTATAGAGCGTCTTGCCTATCACTCATGCTCTTGCTCAAGTGGTCCGCGCTGTTTCTCCGTGTTAATCATTACAAGGGGGCAAGTATCACTATTTTGGTTATCATGGCGGGAGTTTACCGCCGTACTTGCTTAATTGTAATGTGCTGTTCGGCTTGCCGTGTGCTTGCTGAACTGAATACATCATACTATGCCATAGGCTCAATTGTCAATACCTTTTATGAAAAAAGTCTAAAAAAGTCTTGCATAACAGAGGTCAGAGTGCTACAATTAGAGTATAGAAAAGCGCATAAACTCTTAACAATTTAACAATGTACGCGTGTATGAATAGCGATCCAAGCCACAAGCGGGCGCGGTGCTAAACATACACAACGGCCAACGGTCTATTATAGGGCCCGCCAAATAGTGATATAATTCAATCATGAGCATCAGACAAACACCCAAGCGCGTATATAAGAAGATCACACCGCGAACAGTAGCGAACCACCAAGCACAGGCGGTATTGAGCGGTAATGGTACGCAAGCCGTACGTGTCACAGATCCAGAATATACAGCGCCAGACGCGCGAGCAGTGCGCATAGTAGCAAAAAATAGGGATGTGAATGCACTGCAATACATTGAAAATGGACTTGAACAGATAGGAAGCGAGGCGATCGATAGGGTCGGGGAGCTGGTGCATTCGGAGGATGAACGCATCGCTACAAAAAATGCACACTTTGTTATTGAACATATCCGAGGTAAGGCGGTACAGAGGAACATAACGGCCAATGTACGCTTAAACATCCAGAGCGTGCTAGATTGACGCATTCTAAGGCCTTCTAAGCCGTTTTACTTGGTGGACCTGTATACCCATAGCGTTACACAACGTACCCCCTACGTCGCAGAAGATACATTTTCAGACCCTACTCAACAGGGGTCGCGTGTAGTAGTACCATATACATACATACATATACACCATATGTAGTGTGTTGCTTTGTTAGAATTATATTTCATAATAAGTATAAGGAGGGGGTGGGGTAGGGGGGGTGGGCCCGAACTGGCACGGCGGGGCTTGTCATCTATATAGTGAAACGATAGTGGGTCGTTACCGTATACACACGCTTCTCTCTCCTATTTATTTTTTCTGACCCCTAAAAATTTTTACCGTATCAAATGTTACGCTAAAACTCCATTTTGCTATTGTTTATTGTTACGCTAATTGTTACGCTAAGAGTATGCAAAAAGAAGCGCGTTGTACGATGCCACCAACGGGTTGGAAATGTTCTCGGCCACGCTTTCACGACGGACCCTGTGCTGCGTCAATGACACGGCCTCAGGGCTTGCCGAACCCGTGGAAGGTCGCTTTCATCTGGTTGGTATTTATTTTGGTGGTCCTGGGCCTGTACTGGCTCGCTGGAGCCTTCAATGAGTGGTGAGATCCCCGATACTGAAAATGTGGCGTACATGGACGAATACCCGCATCTGAGCGAAAAAATTCGGCTGCGTCGCCTGGCTGCTGCCCGTCCGCTCGGTCATGCTGCAGTGTTCGTGCTGCCGTTGCCGATTAACTACCGCGAACTCATGGAGCAAGCGCCAGGAGCTTCTGAGTAATGGAAGGCGCGTATGAATTGGAGCTGCACTGCCATAATTGCGGTGATGCACGGATGTATGCGATCGAAAAGGGTATGCGAGTCCCCCAAGTACCTTGTGATAATTGCGGTGTGAAACAACTTAAACGGGTCGCCTGGATCGACCGCAAAAAGGATGATGACGATGATGAAGAAGATCTGTCTTAACGACCAGGTGCCATTCGAGGCCAAGCGCGACACTGCAAAATTCTGCAAGCCTGCTTGTCGAGTTGAATATGCGCGGAAAAATAACATCAATGAAGGGACGGGCGAAGTGTTGGATGCAAAAGGTGTAGTCGATAATGGTGGCATGACAATGGGTAAAGCGACATCTGTGAAGCGAAAAGTTGCCGAGGTGAAGGTACCAGAACACCCGATGCCACGGCCACAAATTGAAAACCCGTTCGAGCGCCCTGCTCCCGATGATTATGACGAAGTGAAAGCACTCAAGGCTTTCAAGAAAATGGGGCTCGATGAAGTGCAGTGGCTCACGACTGGTATTCCAGCGTTCGACGCGCTGACTATGATCCCGAAAGGTCGCCTGACGCAGATCGAGGGGCGCTACTCGGTCGGTAAAACGACTTTGTGTCTCAACATGATTGCAGGGCTCAAGGACCGCAAGGTGTTGTATATCGACTCCGAGGCCTCTCTGAACCCGTCACTGCTCGTGAAACTGCGCCTGGACCCCAAGAATTTCGTGCTCTATAACAAATCTGCTTATTTGGAGGACATCAGCAAGCTCCTGCGCGACGCTGTGGCCAGCAAGGACTACGATCTCATCGTGCTCGACTCATTGGCCATGACGACCACCAAAACAGTCGCAGAGAGCGATATTACCGCCTCAAATATCGGTCAGAAGGCCAAAGTATTCAACAAAACGCTTGAGCTCATCATGGGCGACCTGCGTGATTCCAAGACGGCACTGGTGATCATCAACCAGACCCGCGACAAAATCGGCACCTACACGCCCGAGACGTACACCCCAGGCGGATCTGGCAAGGACTACAACGCCAGCCTCATGATCTCGCTGAAAACTATCAAATCTTGGCGGTTCGGACGCACTGCAGCCGACACCAAGGCCAAGAAATTCATTGGCCAGGAGGTCGAGGCGACAATCGTCAAGTCAAAGGTGAACACACCGTGGCGAACCGCTAAATTCAAGCTCTTTTACCCTGATCCGATCGACCGTTCGGCCGAAGAGGAAGAAGTGGAGCCACAATTCTGATGCCTCGTCTCAAGAAGTACAAACCAGGCAGGCGCGTGAATATCTGGTTGCCCGATTACCACGACAATATCGCCAAAGACATCGACAATTTGAGCCAATTTTTCCAGCTTGCGCTCGAACAGGCAGCAGGAATCATGGCGCTTGATATAATCAAGAGAGAGAAGGGGCTCCAGCAACCACTACCTACCCCTGAACAGACCGCCGAATGGAACAAAAATCACCCACTTGACCCGCTCACAGCAAAAAGGAAAAAACAATGGCCCAACACCCCGAACTCTCAGTCGAATCCCGTACTATAATCATCAGTCTGATCACGGACTACGATGATCTGAGTGACGAAGAGCAGGCACGCCAGTCGATCCGCGTTATTGCCAACGACTTCTATCTGTTTTGCGAGCGAAATCTCGTCATCAAAGAGAAAATGACCAAGCAGCTGGTCCCGCTACGCGATGTGCTCAACTGGGAACAGGAAGCACTGCTGCACGAGGTGATTGACGACCTACTGCACGGCCGACCGATCCGCTATATCATTCTGAAAGCCCGCCAAATGGGTATCTCGACGCTGATCGAGGCACTTTGTTATTGGTGGACTTCGACTCACCGCTACGTCACGAGCGTGATCATCGCGCACGAAAAAAACGCCGTCAACTCCCTGTATAAAATGTTCCGTCGCTACTACGAGTACAGTCATCCATTCTTCCAGCCTGACCGCAAATATAACACCAAGGCTGAACTGGTTTTTGACGTTTCTGACGAAGTGAAAAAGGACTATGCCGAAGCGGGCCAAACGCCTCCAGGCTTGCAGTCTGAAATCAAGACGATGGTCGCAGCCGACGGCAAGGGTCGTGCTGACAACATCAACTTCTTTCACGGCTCCGAGGTTGCTTTCTGGGACGACTCGGCCGACATCGTATCATCTGCGCTGCAGGCGGTCCCGATGGCACCTGAGAGCTTCGTATTCTTGGAGAGTACGGCCAATGGTATCGGTGGGTACTTTTACGATGAATGGCAGCTGGCGATGCGTGGCGAGAGCCAATTCAAGCCGTTGTTTTTCCCGTGGCACCAACACCACAAGTACGAACTGCCTGCGACTGACGAAGATCTTGGCCATCTCGACGAAGAGGAAACTGAGCTCTATGAATTGTTTGAAGAGCGCGAGTATGCCCGCGAATCTTGGCCTCGCAAAATCGCCTTCCGCCGTCGAAAGAAGTTGGAATTCCGCACTGATCCGAAGAAATTCTATCAGGAGTACCCATCGACCCCAGAAGAGGCGTTCCTGGCCAGTGGTCGGCCCGTATTTGACACCAAAATGCTGCAGGCTATGGAGAAAATCGCCCGAGACGCTGAAAAAACTCATCCGTACATCTGCGGTGAGGTCGTCAAAAATGAGGAGCCTGGCGCGGTCAACAAGTACATTTTCAAGGAATTCCGCCGTGTTAGCGACAGTTCGGACCCGTCTCCGCTTCGTATTTGGTGGCTGCCTGAGAAAAACAAGAAATATGCGATCGGTGTCGACGTTTCAGAGGGCATTGAAATCGAGAGCTCGAAGGGCAAGGAGCCTGACTACTCCGTCATCACGGTATTCGACATCAAGGCCCGCAAAGTTGTGGCCCGCTGGCGCGGTTTGATCGACCCTGATCTTTTGGGGGATGAGGTCGCTGCGATCGGTATGTTCTACAATAAGGCGCTGGTCGGTGTCGAGATCAACAACCATGGTCTGACCACTGCTGCGAAGCTCAAAAACACCTTCTATCGCAACCTGTATATGCGCGAAACTGCCGAGGACGAGCAGTTCCAAGTTCGCACCTCAAAATTCGGCTGGTTGACCAACAAAAAAACAAAACCAGTTATGATTAACGAATTAGTGCGAAGCATTAGGGAAAATGATATAATCGACTTAGATGTAGTCAGCATCCGTGAACATATGAGCTACGTCCGAGACGATAACGGCTCCATGAACGCCCAGCAAGGCCAACATGATGACTGTGTAATGTCACTCGCGATCGCCTTGCAAATGGCAGAGTGGTCGGCATATGACACGGACTATGCAAAAGAACAAATTTATAAACCTACGAGAAACACAAATGCAACCACAAACGACTCAGCCTTTAGCACCACCAACAGCGCCACCCGTTCCAGCGGGACCGCCAACAACACGCGAGAAGCCGTCTCCCGAAGACGAGCTGCACGAAAAGCACACCGAGCAGTCCGTCGAACCAGGTGATCTGAGTCTCGAAGATGCGCTAAAAATGTTCGACGATGCGGTTCAGTATGTTGATACTGGTTTCCGCACCAACTGGGACAATTATTTCCGCGTTTACAAGGGTCAGCGAGTCATTCGTCACTATGAGGGTATCTCGGACCCTGTTATTCGTGAATCTCACACGATTATTGAGACGTTGGTTGCAAATATCGCGGGCGGTACGCCTAAATTCCACTTCGTCAAGACGAATGAAGAGCAGACTGACGACACCGATGTCTTGAACGGGATGCTCGATTACTACATGACGTGCAACCAAATGGGCCTCAAAAACCAGGAATGGGTGCGCGATATGTTGCTTTATGGTACTGGTATTCTTCACGTCAGCTGGCGCGAGGGCAAACCATTCATCGAGAATATCCCGCTTCGTGACTTCTTCGTTGATCCACTCTCCACTGGTATGACTCAGACGACCAACCCTGCTCGCTATGCGGGCTATCGTTACTTTGTCGATAAAGAGGTCCTAGAGCGCGAAATGATCTATGACGACAAAGAAAACAAAATGGTCAAGCGCTACAAGAATCTCGACAAAATCGGCTTCGATAAAAACTCGAAGAGCGGTGGCGCGGGCAACGGTGATCAAGCTGCACCTGACAAGGCCTTCAAGGATATGTTCAACGGTTCTACTTTGGGGGACCAAGCTGTTGACAAACAGGTCGCAGTTATCCGTATTTACGATCTTATGAGCGGTCGCGTTGTCGAAATCGGCAACCGCAAGGACTTTATCTACAATGAGCCAACCTGGTGCCAGCGTGAAGAGGAAGAAGTTGATGTCGAGGTAGAAGTCGACGGTCAAGTCGTCCCTACAAAGAAAACACTCAACGCAATCAAGCCATTCCTGCCATTCGCCGTGCTGCGTGACTACGTCGACACCTCTCTGTTCTACGGTGAAGGTGAAATGGCCGTCATCATGGGTGACGCTGAGCTGTTGAATGACTACGAAGCGATGGACATCGACAACAACGCGTACCAAAACACGCCGATGTACCAGATCGACCCACAATTCGCCGATCTTGCGCCTGAAATTGAAACTATTCCTGGTGCCGTTTACCCTATTCCAAAGGGTGCCATCTCTCCACTTGAGCGTCCTCAGCTTGGTGCTGACCTTGATATTAAAAAGGACCGAATCGCAGCTCGTATGCGTCGGGCCACCGCTGCCGACGACGCTGTCCAGGGTGTCTCTCAGAGTTCGAGTCGCACAACTGCTACAGAAGTGTCGACTCAGCTCGCCCAGGCTCAAAACCGCTTCTCTACGAAGCTCAGCAACCTGGAATCAGAGGGATACGCGCAACTTGGCTCGATCATCTGCAAATTCATTCAGATCTTCATCACTCGCAAGACTGCAATTCGTATTGTTGGTCCGAAGGGTGTGGCATTCCGCGACTTCGATCCATGGGAATACAATGGCGAGTGGGAACCACACGTCGAGCTCGACACTACCATCAAGATGAAGCAGATGGAAGTCGGCCAAAAGCAAAATCAGATCTTCGAGATCCTGACAAACGACCCACAGGGCATTTTCGACCCTGTTGAGATCAAGCGCTTCATGGTCCAGACCATCAACCCAGACATCACCGATGAGAAGTTCAACAAGATGCTTGCTCCACCAAGTGATCCAAACGAAGATGCTAACGACAAAGACTTCCTGCAAGTGGCCTACAAAGACCTCGAACCATGGGGCCGTTACCAGGCGCAAATTGATCTCGGCTGGGACCCAGATCCTTCGCTCAAGGGTGATATGCAGAACCGCATGATCGAACAGGCTTCCACGGCTGTCGACATGATGGACCCTGCTACTTTGACGGACGGCAAAACTGTCGTACCTGGTATGGAAAACATGATCCAGCCACCCGCACCGACCCCTGCACAAGCACCTGCTGGCATGAGCCCAGCGATGGCGTGATATACTAGACATAAGTAAAAAGGAGCAACAGAAATTACTATGGCACGAGAAAACGAAGTTCAAGGACGAGTCCAACAAAAACAAGCTGCGCGTCGCAAGCGCAGTGCTGATATGGCAGCCGAAGTTGCTGGCCTGCAGCACTCATATGCTCGCATCAAAGACGAGCCTGCTTTCCAGGATCTTTTGGCGAAGGCGAAATCATTCGCTGCCTACCACACCAAAATGGCCAAAGATGGTGTCGGTTACCGCGACACTGGCGAATTCAAAGAGAATGGCCAGCCTGTTCAAGAAGTCGTCTACTACGATCAAGCGAAGCGACTCAGTGAGCTCGACAAAGCATCTGGTATTGAAGAGCTCGAAGGCTACATTTTGCGCCAGCTTACGCCGACCGCTGTTGCAGCTGTCGAAGCTGCCATTGACGACACTGATACCGAAGACGAAGAGGCCGAAGAAGCCCCTGCGCCCGCTCCTGTTGCATAATTTATTTGGAACAGGTATTCTAGTACCATAACCACATTCGTGGTTTGCGCATTCAAACACAAACTAAGGAGAAATGATGGAAAAAGATTCCACAACCGACGCAGCTGACAACCAGTCTGACCAGCAAGATGCTGACAACCAGTCTGACCAGGGAAAAGCGACGACGGATCAACAGACCGACACCGATAAGGGTGCCGACAACCTGGAGAAATCAGATTCAACCGACAACTCGGGCGATGATGACAATTCAAAATCAAACGAGGAGAAGGATGATGATTCTTCTGCTTCACAATTCGACACTGACCTAGACGAATGGGCCAAGAAAACTGGTCGATCGGTACCTACGACCGACAGTGAACGATCTCTATTACAGGAGATTCGTAACGGCCAACGCGAATTCTCGCGTGAACAGGAGGCTAAGAAGGCGACTGCAGCGGTGCAGGATGCCATGAAAGATTCTAAGCCTACCGACAATAAGCAGGGCGATGATGATGACAGTGACGACGATGATCCTCTTGCAAAAGAGGTGGCAGACCTCAAGCGATCCAATCGCGAAGAGAAAACTGCACGTCTACAATCTGAATACTTCACCACGCATCCAGTGACACCCGAAGAGTCGAAAGTTATGGGCGAGATCCTGAAAGAAAAAGTTGACAAAGGTGGCCAAGCTGCCTATGAATACTGGACCAACCCTGATAACTTGGAGGACTGGCACACGCTTGCAAAAGCGCGTATTGGTTCTACTACCGACACTACTGCCATCGAAACTGAGGCTGCTCGTAAAGAGCGTGCGAGAATTGCGAAAGAATCAGCAGCTAACGGTCCTTCCCGCAACGCGACTACGCAAACACCTCAAGACAAAAAGGGGTACAACCGTACCGAGTTCCTGAAGGCCGACTAATAACCCCCTAAGGAAAAAATTAAAATGCAAAACTATGCACACGAAGATCTAGCTGTTCTCGACGAGCGTTTCTACACCGAGTCGAAGACTAGCATGATTATCAACAATGGCATCACGCTCACCTTCCACGGTGTCGCTGGTGTGACCATCTACAACGTAGACACGGTTCTTGAAACTGATTACGTCCGCTTTGGCCGTGACCGTTTTGGTCCTCTCGTTGAGCTGGGTACTGGTACTCAAGAGTTCACACTTTCACAAGATAAAGCCTTCACCTTCACGATCGACCGAGGAAACTTGGAAGACTCTATGATGGTCCAGGAAGCCGACAAAGCTGTTAAGCGCCAGGTTCGCGAGGTATCCATTCCTACGACTGACATTTACCGCTTGAGCGTGCTTGCTGCTTACGCAGCTGCTAACGGCCAGGTTACGACCAGCGCCCTAAGTGCCTCGAACATCTTCCAAGGTATTTTGGCGGAACGCGCAGCTCTGATCGACGCAGAAGTTGACGTTGACGACCTAGTCGTTTACATCTCTGCTACTGCTCAGACTTACCTGTGGCGCGACCCAGAATTCAAGAGCGCTTGTGACAAGTCATACGCTGACAACAAGACAGGTGTGATCGGTAAAGTTCTTGGAATGCTCATCGTTGTATGTCCTTCTAGCTACTACATCGCAAACTTCGGTTTCATGATCGTACGCAAGGATGTGCTCGTTGCTCCTACCAAGTTCAACATGGTCCGTATCCTCGACGTTGTTCAAGGTATCGACGGTAAAGTTGCGGAAGGTCGCCGTTACTACGACGCGTTCATCCCAGCCAACAAGGGCGTTGCCATCCGTCTTCGCAAGATCGCCTAATAATTAAGAAGCAACAGAAGGAAAAGTAATATGCCAAAAACAACCGCACAACTAGCAGCATCTAAGGCAGGAGAGACTGCCGAGTCCAATGGATTCGGTGGTCAGGAACGCCCGCTGCGACCTGCAGGGCTTTACCGCCTCAAGGATGACGACGGGAACATCGTCGACGAGCAAATCGTCAAAAGCCATCCAAAGTTTGGTGACTCTCAGGCAGCAGCCTTTGAGCGCGTCGGATACAAGTTTGTCCGCGCTGCAAAACCAGGCGAAGTGAAAGAGATCGAAGTCGACGCTGCTTATCTGGCGACAGAAAACAAGCAGGGTGGTCAAGACTCTAGCGAATCTTTGAAGGGTATCCAGGCCCGACTAAGCGCTCTTGAAAAAGAGAATGCCGACCTCAAAGCTGGCAAAGCTGCAGAGGACACCAAGGGTGCTGCTGACAGCGACGTGAAGGCACAGTCTAAGGACGCTGCCAAAGAAGAGGCTCAAACTCAGTTAGAGAACCGTGGCCAAGCGCCAGCAGGTCCCCTCGACAATTCTGACGAAGGTCTTGGTGATGACGATGAGTCTGACGACGAATCTGACACTACAGATGAAGGCGAAGGTGAAGGCGACGACACCCCAGAGAAGCCATTTGGCAACTTGAACCGCGCTGAACTCGAAGAGCTCGCTGCAAAGGAAGAGATCACACTCCCTGCAGAAGCTAATACAAACAACAAGATTCGCGACGTGATTACCCAAGCCCGCGAAGCAAAGAAAGCTGGTAAATAATTATGCCTACCGCAAAATTGTACGATAGCCAACGTCTCTTTTCTGAGACTGTTAGCGCGGACAACACCGTAGCAGTCGCAGACTCAGGTGTCGTTCTAAACCAAACTGCTGACGGGAAGGTCACAACCCTTCCAGCCGTAGCGAGCACGAATGTTGGCCTCACAGTCATCGTCCGTCTTGCAGGTGTCGTAGCTGGTGGTCCTGTCGGATCTGGCGCAAGCGCAAGCCTGGGCCACACCATTTCACCAAACTCCGCTGACAAAATCATCGGACTTGGCGCAGCTGGTGTCGACGACAAAGACCTTGTCATGGTCAAAGCAAGCATGGTCGTAGGTGACTACGTCAAGCTGGTATCAGATGGTTTGAACGGCTGGTTCGTTCAGGAAGCCGTTGGTGCTTGGACCCGCGAAGCCTAACAGCTTAGCAGGCACTCGGAAAACGCTCCAGAAATGGGGCGTTTTTCTTATGGTAATTTGCTATAATGTCAACAGGAGAAAATAAAAAACCATGGCAAACGTAGAAATGCAATTCAAGAAAGGCGATCGCAAAGTTCACTATTTTGAGCTGGCCGAAGCCGACTATATCGCTGGTGGTACTCTGTACTTCACCGCAAAACCCGCCATCGACAACGATGCCACTGACGCAGCTGCAGTGATCAACAAATCATTCGACGATTCAGTTGTTGAAATCGCCAATGGATACGCTAGGTGGACTCTTGAGTTCTTGCCTGACGATATTACAGGGGTCAGTTTCGCCAACGGTGAGAAAAAGAAAAAGTACCTTGGTGAATTCCACTATGTGAATGGTGACAATCAACCGAGCACTTTCCCCAGCGATGACGAATATATTGATGTGATCATTTACGCGGATATTAAACGGGCGAGCTCGTAATGTCTGTGTACCAGGTCCACTCTGACACTGGGCTGACAGCAAGAATTAGTGCAGCCCCCGTAGCGATCTATCGTGTTTCGACACCAAGGACCGCTACTTATCGTGTCGTCACAAATCAAGGTGAAAAGGGTGCAACTGGTAATACTGGTGCGACTGGTCCGAAAGGTGATACTGGAGATACTGGTCCGACTGGCGCAACAGGGGCCACGGGCGCTACGGGTGCAGCGGGAGCCGATGGTGCTACCTGGCGATCTGGCAGCGGTGCTCCGAGCAACGGCACTGGCGTAAATGGTGACTACTACTTCCGAACTGATACTGGCCAGGTTTATCTCAAATCAGGGGGCACTTATTCGGCCGTCGCTAACTTGACAGGTCCAACGGGCGCGACTGGCGCTACGGGTGCCACAGGAGCCACTGGAGCAACGGGCGCAGCTGGAACGAATGGAAACACCGTATTGAACGGCTCAGGCGCTCCTGGGGGCGGTACGGGTGTCGATGGCGACTTTTACATCAACACGGCTGCAAATACCATCTATGGCCCTAAAACAGCAGGTGCCTGGGGCTCACCTACCTCTTTGGTGGGTCCGACTGGTGCCACGGGCGCGACTGGATCAACAGGTGCAGCTGGAGCGGACGGTAAAACGATCCTTAGCGGAATGGGTGCCCCAAGTGGTGGCACTGGCGTTGATGGTGATTTCTATATCGACACGACTGCTCAGGATATTTATGGTCCGAAAACAGGTGGCTCATGGGGTTCACCAACATCATTGATTGGTCCAGCGGGTGCTGGTTCTGGTGATGTGAGCTCTGACACCGTTACCTCTGTTGACGGTGAAATGGTTGTGTTCAAAAGCACGACAGGAAAGCTCGTCAAGCGATCGACGCTGACAGGGCTTCTTAAAGCTGCCAGCGGTGTCGTTGCTGCAGCGACCGCGGGCACTGATTACTACGCTCCAGGATCGACCGATGTGGCCGTTGCCGACGGTGGTACTGGTGCAAGCAACGCCTCGGGCGCTCGAACTAACCTCGGACTCGTGATCGGTACCGATGTGCAAGCCTACGATGCTGACTTGGCGGTTTTGGCTGCTATCGCTCCATCAAATGATGATGTGATCCAGCGAAAAGCGGGTGCCTGGACCAACCGAACACCTGCGCAACTCAAGACTGATCTCGCGCTCGCGAAGGGTGATGTCGGCCTCGGAAATGTCGACAACGTCCAACAGCAGCCTCTTGATTCTGATCTGACAGCTATTGCAGCGCTCACCGCTACGAATGACGATGTTATTCAGCGCAAGGGTGGTGTATGGACCAACCGCTCGATCTCTCAACTTTTGACGGACATGGCTCTGGGCTCGGTCTACCAACCACTTGATAGCGATCTAACCACGATTGCAGGCCTCACAGCGACGACAAACAACTTCCTGGTCGCAGTATCAAGTGCCTGGGCTTCACGCACGCCTGCGCAGGTGAAAACGACTCTGTCGATCGACAACGTCGACAACACGAGCGATGCCACCAAAAACGCTGCTACGGCCACTCTGACCAATAAGACGCTCGACAAGCCACTGATTGCGGGCGGTATGAGTGCTCCTTCGACTCCGTCGGCTGGCACGGCTGTATTGTTCGGTGTCGGCACGGGTGCGGTTCGTCCTCACTGGATGACAAATGCGGGAACTGACGAAATTATTGCGACTTATCTTAACAGCCCTCAAGCTGGAGCTGCTACAAGTCATGTTGCAACCGATGAAAGCCGAAGCAACGCAGCATATGGAAACACGACTACAGTTCATTCTGTTACTGTTGATGTGGGCGCGAGCGGTAAATTGCTCGTGGTATGGCACGCAGGCGTATATAATTCGACTCTGGCAAAAACGTCTCCTGCATTGAGTGGTGCAAATACTGTGGCAGCCGATGATACAAGTGCCACCGATACGCGTAGTACGAGTTATCTGTATCCAACTTCTGGTAGCAAGTTATTTACTGGCTTGACCCCTGGTTCGACGACTGTGACGCTTCAAATTAAAGGTACCAGTACCAACTGGTTTAATCGTTCGCTTACTGCAATTCCTTTGTAGTGATAGAATATAAGCAGGAGAAAACAAAAAAATGGACCCATTTACACTAGCCGACATCAAAACCTCCGTACGCGGGTTACTTGACGACGATCAATACGACGAAGACATCATCACCGAAGCTGCCAACTGGTATGTTTTCGAGCTTTTCAACAACACTCGCACTCGCCTCATGGAAGCAAGCGCTACTTTGAGTGCCAGCCAAGGTGACACAACCCTGGATATGCCTCGCGACTTTATGACTCGAATCAGTTTGTACGCTACGGTGCCAAGCGTTTTCGATATGAGCGACAACTACGTCAGTTATCAAGAATTTATGCGCAATCACGCGAATTTTGCCACTGCTACGGCTGCTCGAATCGGCCGATGGACCGACTACGGCCTGGGTATTCGTTTCTCAGCACCGATCAGCACGGACGGCACCTTCCAGCTTGACTATCTGCGCGAGCCCGAAGAAATGGTATCCGACAGCGATGAATGTGAAGTGCCTCGTCGCTACTCTGAATTGGTGTCCAAAGGTACGCTCGCGCGTATCATGGAGCGCAACGAAGACTATGCCGAAGCAGCTCAGGAGCGCCAAAATATGGAGCCTCTGGTCACGACATTCATCCGCAACGAAGCGAGAGGAGGCGGTAAAACGGGCCCGATCATTATGGGTACGCGCCGTCGTAACAGGTATGAATAATGCGAAGTGCATTCTCAGGTCGCCAGCGAACAATCAAAGCCACGGCTCAGTCACTTTCTGATGAGACGTATGATCTTCGTGGTCTAAACCTCAATATCCCAGATCAAATTATGCCGAAAGGCGAATCACCCTACACCATCAATACGCGTATGTACTCGCGCCAAGATGGTGAAGCTCGTGTCGCCATCCGAACCCGCAAGGGCTCGATCCGCTTCACGACTCCACTGGGCGAGGCTCTCAACGTCCAAAACGTGGCCACTTCAACGGGTGATCAAGATGTTTCACCGACTCACATCCTAGCGCAGCCATTCGTTCCGAGCTCAACAGGGGCACTTACCAAAATGGAGCTGCACATTAAAAAGCCAGGCGGTGTGTCTGGTTTCCTTCGCGTCGACATTTACAGCGACAATGCTGGTATCCCTGGCCAACTTCTGGCCGAGAGCTCGATCGACCCGAGCATCATGACTGACAGCTATACTTACTGCCCCGCCTACTTTATGGATGCACCAACGCTCACAAGTGGTGAGACTTATTTCTTGGTGGTCTACACTCAGGACAATGGCCTGGGATCTTATTTCATCAACAAGACGGCCGACGCGGGCGCACTGGACCTTTACTCAGACAACGAGGGAGCCTCCTGGAGCAACTTGGGCGCATCATTCCGATTCAAGTCCTACCTATCGACTCCAGGCACCGTGAAGGGCTTTACACGACGTTATCCGAGCAACGGTGCGGATCGAACTGTGTTTGCCAAGGGTACGGCCGTTTATTCTGCCACTGACGTGATGGGTAACACTCCGAGCTCGATTGCTACGGGCCTGAGCTCAAGTGCCGAGCACTACCGCTTCGAGAACATCGACGACAAGACTATCTGGGTCAACAGTTTCGATAATGCCAAACAGTGGGACGGCACCACTGTTAGCGACGTGACTGGGTTCACGGGTACACCATCGCACGTTATTGCTTGGAAAAACCGCTTATTCTTCGTTGTTGACGGGGTATTGGTCAAATTCTCTGAGCTCTATCAATTCGACAACTACCCAGGCGTGAATTTCTTCTACGTCCCGAACCCAAAGACACCAGACAAGATCACTGGGTGGGTCGTATTCCAAGATAATCTGATCATCTTTACTCACGAAACGAAGTACATTATCTCTGGTGATGGTAGCATTTCAGGCCTCACGCAGCGCCAGGCAGTCGGTACGAAGGGTGCTGTTTGCCAGGAGGCTATCGCGGTCGATCGTAACTACGTTTACTTCATCGCTGATGACGGTATGCTCTACCGATTCAATGGTGTCCAGGACGAATTGCTATCCGACAAAATGGAGCCTGAATTCCAGAGCTTCCAAGATCCAAAAGACGTGAACTTGCACATTTTCCGCAACCAGGTGCGTATCTACTACTCGAAGTCACCAAACCCATTCGTCGAACGCATGGCGCTTTATGACATCGTCTATAAGCAGTGGTTCCTCGATACGGGCAAGTCGATCATGGGCTCGCTCGAATGGACCCTGGACGACAACGAGCTCGTCGAATTCAGCTCGAAGGTCGGCGCGATCTTCAAGGGTGATCAGGGCTACTCTGACGCTGGCAAGCCACTCGACTTCAAATACTGGACTGCCTACAAAGCCTATGGATCTGGTGCTGCAAAGGACCGTATCCGCAAATTCCGACCGATTGTAAGGACTTCTGACGCTGATTACACCCTCTTAGTGGGTAAAGACATCGACTTCAACAACACGCCTGATATGCGCGAGTATATCGTCAATGGCGGTGGTGCGAAGTGGGGTCAATTTGTATGGGGCGACGGCACTAAATGGGGTCGCAAGAAACTGATCGACCAACCATCTGCTATGAGTGGCCGTGGTAAGCACACACAATACCGATTCGAGCGAAAGGGTGTTGAGACACCAGTCGAACTGTACGGCTACATCTCTCTCTACAAGTCAGGACGGGCACGATAATGGGTCCTGGACTACTCGGCCAGAGCATGAACGGTGGTCAGTTAAACCCGATTGCTCCTAATGCCCCGCGCGAGGTGCAAATTGCTGCGATCAACGATATTGTCGCTCGATTGAACGGCCTGCTCAAAGCGCAGGTGTTCTCTGATGGCACAAGCAAGCGTATGCTTATCGGCTATCAAAAAGACGGCTGGGGCTCAGGCAAAGACTTCGGTATGAAAGTCTCTATTCCTGGTGTCGACGTGATGTCGGCCAGTGAGTCGCAACTACTCTTCAAGATGGATCTTACCACTTGGTATTACTACGATCCTGAGACTGGAAAAAACGTCATTCAACTGGGTATCTTGCCCGACGGCTCAGGCGGTATGGCCGTCGCGAAGCCTGATACGGATGTAGATGAGGCATTCTAATGGTCGATGTCTCAAAGCTGCAATTTCTCAGCGCTGACGAGATCGACAAAGTTGTCGCGGTCGGTGCGTTCAATATATTCAATGGCGGGCCTAGTGGCACAAGCTACGCGGGTTCTGACTTGCTTGTGCAAAGTTCGGTGCCAAACCCCTATAAAAAGAAGACTATGGTCCGTTTCCGTTGGAAGATGGACGCGGGCGACTGGAATTCGATGGATACGATCATGGAGTATGCTTTTCGCGTCAATGCAACAGCGTGGGGTGGCCCTATCTCAGATCCTATTCCTGGCACGCTTGGAGCCGTCGCGATTGGCGTGAATGCTGATGTCGTAAAATTTGTCACTGTCAACGGTCATCACAGTGACGTGGCATATACTGGCACCGCGATGAGTCCAGGGCCCGACAGTTTCGTCGGTTACGGTCACACATTTTATTTTGAGTATGCTCTCCTGGAGATTGACTGATGGCTGTAAAAGATCTATCCAAGTTGAACTTCTTTTCAGGGGTCAACTACATGAAACGCCACTTGCCAGCGTGCGGGTATAAAGACGTGACGATTGCTGCTTTTGGCACCACTTCGTTTTTGGTGCCTCATAATCTTGGCTATATTCCCGATTTTCTTGTGCAAGGTGATCTGGACGGTACATCTCTGTGGTCGAACAACATTCCGTACCCAGGGATGTCTGGTTTTGGCGGGACGAAGCTCGGCACCGAGTTGACCACCTGGATCGACGAAACAAATCTGACAATTTCAGCGTACAATGAGACTGCAGGTTCCGTAACGCGACGCGTATATTTTAAGGTGTATAAAGACTATGCTTGATCTCACTAAACTCATTCTGCTGACCACCAAGAAGGCATTCAAAAACAATAACGAGTACCGTGGCACTCTGGCTATTTCTGGCAGCTGGGTTTCAGGGCTCAATACACAAGACTTTTTGGTCCCGCTTTCGGCCGTGCCTGATCTGGTGGATGCTCGCTTCAACGGACCGACTGATACAGTGTTCGGTAGTGATCCGCGCCCAGGGAATGCTTGGTTCAAAGTAGGCTGGGTGTGGGTCCGTGGCGACAACGCAGGAGCGGGCTATACCAACTATCCGATCCCCTACCGCATCACTGCATTGATCCAAGGACAGTACGCTCTAATCCGCGCCACCTCTGTTAGCCAAATTGCACCAACATTAACCTTGACGACTACACCATTTTCGTATCGCATTTTAGATTACTCTGTCTTCTAACTTATGCTAAAATAACCACAGGAGAAAACAAAAAAATGCCCCCACAAGTACGCGACTTACAAGCATTGATAGCTGAATACGGCAAAGCCTATGATCCACAACGGGCTCTTATTGATGCGGACATCAATAATAACGCTGCTTCTGGCGCAGCCCAGGAAGCTGGACTCGACGCTAAAAAGACTGGCGCTTTCAAACAAATCGGACAGAACTCCCAAAACAAGGGGATGTTCTTTTCTGGATTCTCACCAAATGAAGAGGCCACCTATACCGCTGGAACTTATCTACCTGCACTTGCACAGCTGCAGGCTACTATTGCATCGACTCGAAGCTCACTACTCGGCAAAAAGGCCGACATCGAAACAGATGTATACAACAAGGCATTCAACACCCGCGAGCAAGACGTTGCTGCAAAAAACAACTGGCAAACGGAGCAAGAGCGACGCGCATGGCAAGCCGAACAGGATCGCATCACTCGCGAATTCCAGGCTTCCGAAAACGCAAAACAGCGTTCGGCGAGTGCTGCAAGCTCACGAGCTTCTGCTGGGCCTTCTTTGGAGATCCGACGCAACTCTGCGGGCGGTTACGATGTCTACGAAGATGGTCAAAAATCAAAGAATTACGACTTGGCTGGATACGCTCAAGCAACTGGCAAGGATCTCATCAACTTGCTGGCGAATGGTGACGCGCAGGACCGTCAGGCTGCCAAATACTACAACGATAACATCCGCCTTGGTCGCGGTCAGGCATATGCCCTCGACCGTCTGATGAACTACGACCGCAAGACGGCGTTCTATCTAGGTGGCGGATACGGGAATTAGGAGGCCAATGATATGGCCGACGGAATCACCGTAAAGCGCAATCAAAAGCGTAAAAAACAAACTGATTGGCGTGCAAATTATAACAACCCGAATTCCACGGGTGATTCAGGTTCTACCGCGAAAAAGGGCGACTGGCGTTCTCAGTACGCTGCTGAGCGTCAGGTAGCTGCACCTCAGGAGCAGGCCAAGGCCATCGACGAGGGTAAGACCACCAATAAATTCAAGATGTACGAAGTCGACAAGGGAGAGTCCAAAAAGCTCTTCGGTATAGATGTCGGCAAATATATGGGTGACTTCGGCAAAGTCCACAAGATGAAAGTCACGGGCGACGTTGAAATCGACCAAAAAGAATTCATCAAACAGTTCGATAAAATGTCCGATGAAGCCAAAAAGATCTATGTCGCACAAGTTCAGGCTAAATCTGGCGACGATACTACTGCTCGAAATACCTTGAAAGTGCTCGAAAACAACGGCAAATTCAAGGGTAACTTCATGGACTTCATCGAAGGCTCGAACGACAAACTCTTTGGCGGACTGGCTCGTGGCGCGATCCGCACGGGTGCCTTCGTCTCTGGTAAGAATGCGGAAAACGCAATCAATGACGCTATGCTCGGTGGTCCTGGTCAGTACACTCAAACGGGTAAAATCGGTGAAAAGGTTGGTTCAGCACAGAAGGGCGTGGTCGATGTGGCCAGTGTTGTTATTCCTGCTGCTGGAGCCTCTAAGCTAGTCCAAGGCGCGAGTGTTATCGACAAGTTGTCGAAGGGCGGGAAAGCTGCGCAGATCGCAGCCAAGGTGCTTCCAAATGCTGCAGGTAGTGTAGCGGGTACCACCGTCTCTGCTGGCCAGGACATCGCGGAAGGTCGCGAAAAAGACTTGGTCCGAAACGCTGCCATTGGTACTGCAGCGGATCTTGTGCTGCCTGGAGTCGGCAAACTGCTCAAGTACGGCGACAAAGCTGCAGGCAACGTCATTTCTGACATCGCTACTAAAGGCGGTAAAGAAGCAAGTGCAGGCGTGCAGCAGATCGGCGAGAAGGGTGTTGTCGGCGGGCTCAATGCTATGTTCCGCAACTCGGCCCGTAAATTCAACTACGCAGCCTCAGACGCGCTCGCAGGTACTAAAGCGGGCTCAAAGATCATCGACATGAAAGATGACTTCATGACCAAGTGGGTGACAGATATGCACCCTCTCTATAAGACGCTCAAGCGTTCCGACTTCGAGGGCAAAACCTCAGGCGCATACCTGGCTGCTCGTGAAGCGATTGGTAACTCAAACCGTGCCCTATCCTACGCCCAGGACTTTATTGAAAACGATCCAGGCATGAAGGCTGTTGTCGACGGCATCCAGGCAAGCAATCCTGATGTGGTCGCTGGTCGCAAAGCCTTTGACGAATACGCCAAAGTCCGATCAGAAGTCGACTTGGCTGCAGCTGGCAAAAAGCAATTCTCAGAGAAGAAAATGGGCGAGCTCAACCAACGCCTGGCCGATGCTGGTACCGAATCATTCGACAAAGAATACCAAGGCCTCGTCAAATTCTATGAAGATGTCAATGACTTCCGACTTGAAAACGGCCTCATCTCGAAGGCTCAGTACGATCAGTTCAAAGAAGAGGGCTTCGATTATGTCCGCCAACAGCGTGAATTGCCACAATGGATGCTCGACAAGCCACAGGGCAAGGGTATGGGCTCGAAGGCATCTATTACCCAGAGTGACGCGGTACAGAAGCGTAACAAATATGCTTCGGCCGAACTGCTCTCACCTCTGGAAACTGCAATCAAAACTGCACAGATGGCTCACGTCGAAGCGTATCGAAACAAGGCAGCGAAAACTGTTTATTCTTTGTTGGATGAAGCTGGCGAAGCGAAGCTCGTCAAATCGACTGATATGGTCCGCGAAAAGCAGGCCCTACTAACTGAGCTCAAAGAGGGCAAAGTGATCGTCAATAAGATGAATAAGGCGATCCGCACTCACAAAAATGCAGCGATGGCAATCAAAAAAGAGATCACTGCGCTCAATAACAAGGGTAAAAATGAGCTTTCCAAAGAGTTGAAGGCCTTCATGAAAGACTTCGCGAAGAAGTCTGGTAAAGATGGCATTTTCCGCACCCGCGACGTTATGGACGCGCTGGTGTCTCTTGATAGTGTCGAATTGCGCAAAGTCCGTCGAATGCTCGAATCACGCAACGCGAAACTCGAACCACTGCTTGATCGTATTGAGGTGTTGAATAAGGACCTCTCAGATCTTCACGCTATGCGCAGCGGTATGTGGAATCAAGCCAACGCCACCAAAACAACTGTCGACAAGTCTGGTATGACGAGCCTGAGCTTCCTGGACGATGGGGTCGAAAACGTCGTCAAAGTGGACCCAGTGATCGCTTCTGCAATTCACAACTGGGATAAGCAACAGCAAAATGTCATGAATAACTTCTTGAGGATGAGCAACAACATCTTCAAATACGGTACTACAGGTCTGAACGCGGGCTTCGCACTGCCTAACTTCGTGGCGGACCAAGTGGGCTCTGCCATCAACTCGAAAAATATCATGGCCACTCACAACCCGAGCAACTTCATTCACTCTTTGTTTATGACGATCGGCCGACCGCTCAATGCTGCCGACCAGGACATCTTGCAGAAATACCTCGCAGGCAACCAGGGCGCATTGAACATCAACCAGTACACCAAAGCAGCGACCGCTGATAAAGTAGCCAACAAACTGGCCCGTGACGGTGCAAGCAAGGGATCACAGGCGTACACTTTGATCAAGAACCCGAAAGAGGGCTTCCGTACGCTATTCCGTAGCATGGAGGACCTGATCGGCGCGACTGAAAAAGTCACCCGTGTTCAAAACTTCCGTGGTGCATACAAGCAGGCTGGCAAAGAGGGGCTCGGTGAAAGCGCTGATAAGATTGCCAACCAAGCAGCTCGCGAAAACTCTGTCGACTTCCTGGAAATGGGTACATACGGCCGAGTAGTCAACAGCTTCATCCCGTACTTCAACGCAGCTATCCAGGGTAACAGGGTCATGCTCCGCAACGCAGCTGAGCGTCCTGTCAGTTTCGCAGCCAAATCTGCTGCTCTTATTGGTATGCCGATCGCAGCAAGCACCGCCTGGAACGTCTCAGATCCAGATCGCAAAGCTATCTATGATACGATCCCCGAGTACGTCAAAGAGACAAACTATGTCGTGATTGGCCCAGGTGCCAAATGGAACGAAGAGAAAAACAAGTGGGACGGTGTCTTCTTGATGAAAAAACCACCTGGCTTCAAGGAATTCGCTGAGCCTATCCGCAAATTCATCGAGTACAAAGCTGACGATCCAAACGCTGATATTGCAGGCTTCCTTCGTGACGAGGGTGGCTCGGTTGCAGCTGACTTCGGCAGCACTCTGACCCCTATCGACTTCTCTGATCCAAACAAATTCTTGAGCTCAGTAACGCCACAGATCCTCAAGCCGACGGCCGAAGCGATCACCAATAAGAACTTCTTCACTGGCGAAGACATTGTCCCTGATTATTTGAAGGACCAGATGCCACAGGATCAGAAATACGAGCACTACTCACAGCTCACGAGCCACATCGCGGGCCTCTTCAACACGTCACCGCTCAAGGTCGACCAGTGGATCAAGCAAACCTTTGGTGAGGTCGGTACCAATGCAATCAATACCGTGGACCGTGCGACTGGAGCCCCCGAAGAAGCAATCGGTGGCCGTTCGCTACCAGAAAGTATCTCTCGTCGCTTCATAGGAGCCCCAGGAGGCGCTGATACCGACGCATTCTATAAAGCATACAACCCAGCACAATCGGCGCGTACACGGGCCTCTAAACAAGTCACAGAGCTTGTCAAAGAGGGCAAGATCCAGGAGGCGAAGCGTCGCGCCCAGGAGTACAATAATACTGTCAATGACCGATTCGATGGCTTCTTCAAGCAGTACGGTGATTCACCGAACTACGATCCGAAGTGGAACCAACGAATTGAGGAGTTGTTGATCCCGATTAACGACCGATCATTTAGTGCACGCAAGCGACAAAAATGATAGAATAACCATTAGGAGAAAATAAAAATGCCAACCATTAACCCACCAGTACCAAACGACGGCGAAAACGCAGACGCGAGCGATGTCTCGATCCCTATTGCTGCTATCCTGTCACTGATCAACGGCCACCTCGATGGCGACAACATTGAACCAGGCACCTTGCCGTGGAGCGTTATGGGCTCGATCACAAACTCGATCCCTGCAGCAGCGATGCAAGACGAAGCGAATGCCAAAAAGTACCGTGATGATCTCGGTATCGGTATTGTGGTCAGCGGACTGGAATGGTCGGCTCTTTCTGGCTTGAACGCTACGATGTCAGCGGGTGTCATGTATCCTGCCGATGGTAGTCGCGTTGCGCCTTCCTCGGTCGCTACACGCGCATTTACGGCCAACAAAGACACTTATGTCAGTATTTCACCTGGCGGGTCCCTGGACTACCAGGAAGTGGCCAACGGCGCGACTTCAATGTCTGCGCTTGGCACCGACTACATCGCACTCGCGAAAGTTGTCACAAACGGCTCAGCTATCACGAGCATCACAATGGTCGGCGGTGACTTGAACGGTAACGTATATCGTCCACAGCCTGGCCAAATCTTCTATGTCACTCGTTCTGATAACGGCACCTGGACCACCAAGAAATGTATCCGCCTCTCTGGTATGGGTAAAATTACTGGTAGCGGTACCGCAAACCAGTCTGCAGCTCTTACATGGCCGATCAAATTCAAATCGCCACCTATTGGTATCGCGAATGCTATTGGTTATCGAAACTCGGTTGCTGCCTTCGATTCCACCACCATTCTCGATGACTGGGGTGGTCAAAAGGCTGAGCTGCAAAAAGCTCTCGTCACAGGTGGAACTCTGAGAATGTACCGTCTTGATGCTGGTACTTATAGCGCGACATCTGACTACTACTACTCATACGAAGTTATCGGTGAAGTAAATTAGGAAGATAATTCACAGACATGAAAAACAAACAGCTTACAATGAAGGGTATGAAACTTAATGGACTTTTTCAATAATGGACTCGGTTTACTCGCAACAATACTCGGGATCGTCGGTCTTGCTGGTGGTGCAGCAGGGTACTTCAAAGCGTCGCGGGGAGATTCGATTATTAAATACCAAGCCATCGAAATTGATGGCCTTCGTCGAAAAGCTGGCGATGACGAAAAAGAAAAAGTTACTCTCCAAGCCAAAGTAGATACTGCTGAGGCAGCCTGCATCGCTAAGGATGAGACGATCGCTGAGCTCAAACGCAACAATTCTTACCTTCAAAAGCTAGGCCAAGGATCGCCACAGCTCAAAAAGCTGACGACGGCCGTGGAAAACCAAACGAAACTTATCTCGAAGATACTCAAAATAGAAAGCAAAGAAGGGAAGAAATGATGCCATTCAAAAAATTAAATGTAGGAGAACATGACTCTACCGACAAACTAATTCATGCGATTGAATCAAAAGATCGGCGTTTTCGTCTATTCCAAATGCTATTTATGGTGGGTACCTTCGTGGCCCTGATCATCATTATCAGCGCACAACAGCGTACTCTTGACGGCGTGCAAACCCAACTTACTCAGGCCAAAGAAGTGGCCCAGGAGCAGAACAAACAGAGTGATGAACTCGGCAAGCGGATCGAGCGTCGTCTGGACTGTATGGTTGTATTCTTTAGCCAACAAGAACGCGCCAATTTGAGCATCGCAAACATTGACAAATGTACGCTCAACCGCGACGGAGATATCCAACGATTCTTCCGAGATGATCCCGATCGAGGGACCGTCACTACACCCACGGAGCAGCCCTCAAATTTAGCCCCTAGCCCTGCGGTACCGTCCCAGGGCACAACTCCAACAGATCCAGTCGATGACGGGGATGATATTATCGAACCACGGCCACCACTCACTTTGAACATCCCTTTGATCGACCTCTCTCCAGTGTGCGCATTACAAATTTTGTGCGTAAGGTAGTACAATAAGCATATGAATTTACCATTCAAAAAGAAGCCAGTAGACAAGCCAGCACCACCTCTTGAACCAAAAGAGGGAGGAGTCCCAGATGCCACAAGTCAATCTTAATGCGGATGATTATGCAGCAGCGCGATTGAACATTTTCTTCCCTGCGCACAATAATACCCCTGCAGACGGCAATCTTACGGGCCAATGTGTTACTTTGGTGAAGTGGTTTATGGCAGAGATGTCAGAGGTACCAGATCCATTCTCAGCTCGTGGTCACGCTCGCTCGGTCGGCCGAACGCTGGTCAATCAGGGCCACGCGGTTGAAGTACCATATAGCGATCGTCGGCGCGGTGACATCATCACCAATGAATACGGCGATTATGGCCATATTTACGTCCAGCTGAGCGGTGGCAGAGTCTTTGAAGAGAACGCCAACTTCTATCCTCAAGTAGCTCGTCGCCTGGTTGATGGAGCCTGGGTGTACGCTTCACGGATCGGCCGAGACAACGAATCATTCCGTCACGACATTCATGTATATCGACTAAAAACATATAAAGAAGGAGCACCAAATATGCCAACACTAATCGACGAAGAGGGCGTTCGCATCCTAGCAGTAGGTGTGTTGAACCGACCCGAACCACTAACAACAACCCCTGATCTGCGGGGCCACATCGGTGGTGATGCACTCGCGAAGATCAAGGAATTCTGGTACTCACCAGAAGGTAAGGCTGCAAACGCCTGGCAGCAAAAAGCGCCGAAACTCATCGAGGATCTGGCCAACAAACAAACTGAGCTCAACAACATCATCGCAGAGCTCAACAAGCGTCCGACCGATGAACAATTCCAGGCACTCACAAAAGCTGCTGCGGACGCTCAAAAGGCAGCAGATAAGGCCCAGGCTGAACTCGCTAAGGTCCAGGCCCAACAGACTGCCGATCAAGAAACAGGTAACAGCTTCCTCCGATGGCTCGGCGGACTGTTAAACAAAAATAAGTAAGGAGAAATATCGTGGATCTAGCATTTTTCACTCAAGCAACAGCACTGGCAGCTATCGCGGTTGTCGTCGTGCAGCAAATTTTGAAACTGAAATTCATTCCAGTTTCGTTTGCAAATAAGTACCCAGTACCAACGAACATCTTGCTCAGTATCGTCGCCTCTGTTGTTGCCGTATGGCAAAACGGCGTGACGGCCGTATCATGGCAAGATTGGCTCGTCCTAGCATTTACCGTTTCCGTGGTCGCTGCGATCACCTACAACGCTTTGCTACGCAACTGGACCGAACTACGCGCTACAGAGGGCGAGAAGTAAGCGTAAGCGCTACCCACTTCTACCCACCAAATAAAAAGAGCCCCTGCGAGGTCGGGCTCTTTTTTAGTGTCTGTATTTGTTTGATATTTTGCCGTGTTTGTTCTAGGTCAGACTATAAGCACAATGATTATGAAAGTCAACATACACAACGTAACTTGGTATGCACGCAGGGACTCGAACCCCGATAACCAGGTCCAAAACCTGGGGTCCTACCATTAGACGACACGCATTCATGGCCCTAGAGGATGGGCTCGAACCATCGACCACCTGATTAACAGTCAGGCGCTCTACCACTGAGCTACACTAGGAAATTTGGCGACACCACGGGGAATCGAACCCCGACCCTTTCGCAGACAACGAGACGTACTAGCCGTTATACTATGGTGCCATTTTGGTGAAGCAGGAGAGACTCGAACTCTCGACTTCCGATTTACAGTCGGTCGTGCACGCCTGTGCGCTGCAACGTATGGTCAGGATAGAAGGGATCGAACCTTCGATCTCACGGGCCCAGGCCGTGCGCGGTACCACTCCGCCATATCCTGAAAAATAAAAGAACCCCTCACTTATTTGGCGGGGGTTCACAGGATCGAACTGCGGACTTTAGGTTTGGAAGCTAATGTTTTACCACTAAACTAAACCCCCTCGGTAGGGATTCTGCGGTTGATAATCATTGCTTCGCCAGGTTTTCATAATTTCATTGTATCACATTAAATTTGGTTGCGGGAGTCGGACTCGAACCGACGATTTTCTGCGCATGAAGCAGACGAATTGACCAACTATTCTATCCCGCTGTATCAGCGCGTAAACGGGGAGGGACGGCTCTATTTGCGTTTGGCCCGAGGGTTACTTTGCGTTCGATCGCCAATGAATTAAGTATCACCCGCAATACACCGATCAGCACTGGCACGGCAAGCTATCAAAAGAAGCAAGTTTTCCCAGTGCTGAATGGGTGGGTCAATCTATCTCGCAACAGATTGACCAACTCTCATTTTACCCTAATACGAGTTATCACGATAGTGTTTTGCTAACGCCGATGCAGGGGTGCCATACACCACCTGGATATACTCTAAGCCACAGCGGATCTGCTCACGCGCATCTACAGTCTTCGAGCAGTTGGCGTATGCCAGACCTGGGAGGCCCCAGGTGCTATCGAGGAACTGGGCGATGCCAAATGCGCTAGAAGCGTTCTGGGCAAAATTACTCCAGCTACTTTCGCAGGACCACAACTCATAGAGTGCGTCCCATTGGCCACCAGTCCAGCCTTTGGCAGCTGCCATCTCCTTGCCGATCGTTGCATTCTCCAAAAGTGGTGATTTCCAGGTTCGTTGCTGCGGTGATCCACAGAAGACTCTTGCGGGAATCGAACTATCCACTTTGGTTTTCACTGGCTCGGTAGGAGGGGTTTCAACTGCCACCTCAGCTGCAGGGGCGGGCTTTGTCTCTTCGACAGGTGCCTCTGCAGGAGTAACGGCAGGTGTTTCGACCTTCGGATCTGGTGCTTGCTCTTGAATAGAGCTAACGGGTTGAGCGCTAGAGTGCAGCTCAGTTTTCGGCGCTTCCATCGCAAAAGCGGTGGCGCTCGTCAGTGTTATGGCCGTCGCGACCAGTAATACGTCTTTGAGTTTATTCTTCATATTTATTTGGCCGTAACGCGAACGTAAACGTGCCTCACAATAAGTAGGATACCACAAAATACTGCTGCGATTCCAACGACCTTATTGTTAGTGAATGTTACCCATCCAGCGAGACTTGCGCCCGCCAGGACAATGACTGTGAGCGCGAATGGCTCGATTGCAGTGATGAATTTGTCTAACATTTGTTGCTCCTTTTTAGTTATGACTTTCACATATTAGCATACCATAGGCTCAATGTCAATACCTAGAGCTTGGTATCGGGTGGAACATAGCCATTCTTGGCCAGAAATCGTATCGTATTCTTATGCGCGTTGCGGTCACTTGGGGTAGTGGAACAGCTTACGATCCGCCTACCCTCTTTATTTATGACCCAGGTGTGATTCTTCGTCTGCATCAGCGTCAAACCGAATGGTTTTATCCGCTTCAACAGATCTCTGTTGCCACCAGTAAACTTCGGCATAGTGGCATTACTTCTTACGCTTCGCTGGCTTTTTCTTCTTGGTGGCACTTGGATCACCAAATTTGATGCGTACGAGCTGCGTAGGGGGCTGTTGAGTGATCGGAATGGGTTCATACTCAGCTGACTCCAAAACGATCAATATAGCGTCTCTACGAATGTCATACGCGCATCCGATCATGGTCGCGTCCTTTGGAACGCCTTCAATCAGCTGGACTGACTTGGCGAATCGGACACCCGTGGTGAATAGGCCCATCCATTCGACAGGGTTGATCATCATCACGCGCGTGCGTCGTGTTGCGATCTCTTCTTCTGGTACTTGCTCTGCTACTGCTGGTTTTTCTTCTTTACTCATCGAGGTAAATCTCCGCTCTTGGGTTAATTTTATCTATACCACCATATTGTAAGGTGATACATTCAACATAATTTACGTTGTCATCTGTCAGTACGCCCGCTTTCACGAGCGCATCCATCACGCCACCCGCTGCATTGTCGAGGTCGTGACGGCGCTTGTTGTCGAAGTAAAAGACCAGGGATAGTGCGATCGGGTAATCAGTCACCTGGTAGCCTCGGAATTGCAGGGCCAGCTCTTGAATTGCTGTTTCCTGCCATGCCTTGACTCGATCGTTGCTGCGGACAAAACGGCTGCCGTCTTTGCGCATCGCGATCTCTTTATTATTCTTCTGTGAAGGTACGTTACCCGTTATTGTGAGCTTCATCGTGGCACTCCCGTGTTAGCCATACCAAATTGCTTCGGTCGAAGTATAGATCAGGAGCTTCGTTTCTGCCCTTGATGTGGTGCAGATCCATGTCGCTTGCCTGCTTTGCGATTCCGCACCTTGGTAGGCCGAGCAGGTGATCCTGGCACTTGATCAGGCCCTCTTCGTCCTGATCGTTTTTGGCGGTCTGGTTTCGGTACGCTCGCCACTTTTCTTGCATCGGTCCCACTTTTTTGAGTGGGCTCCGTTTGAGGTTGCTTCGGCGTAACATTACGCTTTATCCTAACTTTCTTCCCCAGCGACATCGCTGGCACCATCTCGAACTTTAGCTTGTGCTTTTCGAGCCCTCCGCGCATCGGCGGACTTGTGGGCTGCGTCGGTACTGATCTGCTTGAGTTTGTCGGGGTCCGTCGCTTTGAGCTTGCCAAAGTAACCAGGAGTCCCAAGACGAGCACCCAGGCTACCAGCTCTCGAATGGAAATCGGTTCCATATTTCTCCTTCTTAGTTTGAGCGCCTTTTTTAGCGCCTTCGCTGTTTCCTGCCATCACTATTCCTTGTCTGGGTGAGATCGGTCCACCGACCGTTTGAAACCCGCCATAGCGTTCTCATAGTAGGTGTCCCAGTCTTCGGTTATCATTTTTAATTCGGTTTTCTTTGCCCAGAGTGCGTACAGTGATGTACGCAACTCTTGGCTCGGACTTTGATTTCCCTGGGCCGTGTCGCCCTTCGGGATCTCCGAATGCTTGATTGCATCCTTCTTAAACAACAGATGGCCTGTTTGCTTGCGGAATCCATCAATGAATGCCATTTGCTCGGTCGTCATTTCAGCTTGTGTCTCGAAAGAGATCGTGACTGAGTCATCTGACTTGCGGGCTGCCTTCTTGAGAATAACCTCTAATGCTAACAGGCTCATCTATTATACCTCGTGCTTTCCTTCGACGTTTCGATAGCTTCGTTCAAGCTGACGATCTTTGAGGGCCTGTAGAGCCTGCTCAATATGAGTGATTGCCAATGAATTTGCGCGGTCGCGGTACTTACCAGCGTTGAAGAACTCTAGGCGCTGCAAAGCTGCCCATAGAACATCTTCGACAAAGGCACCATTTGGGTCCGCCAAAATAGGTGAGCCGTCGGCGTTAGTCATGCCAGTACCGCGTGGACCATTCTGCCATTCAATTTGAAGGACTGGATGGAATACACCATCTTGAGAGGTAGGGACCGATAGAATAACGTCACCGCCTGTTGGGTTGCCGTCGTCATCTACTATGTTACCTGCAGCTATAGCTGGGTTGATATTGTAGGCTACACGGTAGCCAGGCTTTGAAACTTCATTTTCTTGTGTTGGGACCATAATGATTTTCTCCTTTATAGAGAGTTAGGTTTGATTAAAAGGGCACGTCCGCAATGTCGATTTCTTCGTCATCTTTGGGCTCTTCGGCTTTTGCGGTTTCAGTTGTTGTTGCTGGCGCTGATGGAGCGTCGGCTTCATCGGTGTCTTCCCACTCTGGCGCATCTTCAATCTTGGCCTGCAGCCACTCTGGTAGGTCGTTGAACACGTCCATATCAGGGTTTTCGATGCTGAATGAGCTGATTTCGTTCACGCCTTCGAGCTTCTTTTTGGTGGTCATGATACCTTCGATGTTGGCATAGGTCTTCTGGCCGTCCTTGCTCGTGCTATGAGTGATTTGGAGCTTGCAGAATGCACCGAGTAGCTTCGTCAGATCAAAGTCTGCAGCTTCCTCTTCGGTGAATTTCTTACCGCGCCATGAGTCCAAGTGCTTGCGCAGGTTGGCCTTCGGGTGCATCGACAGTTTATAGCTGTTGAAGATGCTGAACGGCTGGCCGTCAGTCATACGAACTTCTTCGCCATCATCATCCTGGAGCAATTCCCAGTAGAGATAGATTTTGCGGTTTTCTTTGGTGCCGAATTGACCTGTTTCAGTCTGTGTGCCGACATCCACCATTTTGTAGCAGCGAGCGAGGAATACACCTTCTGGTGCAATTTCGAAGTCGCCTCCTGCTGAGATTGGTGCCTTGATTGGGGTTACTTTTGCCATATTGTTATTTATCCTTTGCTATCATTACGATTATTGCTATTAGGAATATCACGGCCACAAGGATCGCGCTAATCCACATTGGTGCTAGTACCCACCACCATGACCAAGCAATTACATTTGTTAATTTGAGCACGATGAACACGATTGTGAGTAGTCCCACGAAACCGATACCACCAGATGATGAGCTAGTGTTTGACGACATTTATTTAGCCTCCTCGACCGTTACTTTATCCGTACCACAGGCGAACGGGTTGTTGGCGAAGTAGAAGTACGGCGGTACTGTCACTTTCACTTTTTTGCCACTGCCTGAGTACTCTTTGATTTTGTCTGCTGCCTTGCTACTAGATGGGGCGCAGAAACTAGGTTGTTCATCTGTACCAGCATTCTCACTGAAACGGATGTGGCCGACAGTATAGCCTACACGGTCTTCATTCGAATAGATGTAGCCCGTCAAATTCTTAGTTCCAAAGTTTATCTGCATAGAGATTATCAGACAAACCAGCCCAGCGAATGCAACTATCACCGCTGCAACTGCCCAGATTTCACCATCCCAGTCTGACTTAATCGCTGCGATGATAAAAGTTATCGTGAGTACCCCTAGAATTAGTGCTGCTACTAACATTATTTCTTCCCCTTCTCGGTAACGAGGCCCAGATCGAGCCCGCGCTGCCATAACTTAGTTTTGACTTTCTCTCCCATACGGTAACAAATAATCACCGCACGGACCCAGTTCATACATTCTTTGATGTCTAAACCGAGGTCGCTTCCGAACAGTGGTGTAAAGCCACCATCTTTGCGACAAGAGACAATAAGTAGATCATCGATAGGCTCACCGCCCATTTCTTCCCAGATCATCGCGTAAATTGCTGATTGGATGTAGTACTGGTAATTGATACCCTCGGGCATACATGCTTCTGGTGACTGGCTGGCGTTCGATGTCTTCCAGTCCGCCAAAACTAATTTGCCATTTATTCGAATGAGGCCGTCGAAGGTTCCACTAATTCGGTATTTTTTAGAATACACGAGCTCTTCCACGCCGACGAGTTGAGGTGTCTCTTTGGCCCACCACTCCACGAATTTGCTGAATGCGAGCTTGGCCATTCCAACATGTTCGTCAATCTTAGAGATAGCCTCGGCACGCTCCGACTCTGTCTTGAATTCGGACGTTTCAATCATCAGCTTATATTTGGCGGCAATGTCGAGCGTTCTGCCAGTAACATGATGCTCGATAGCCTCGTGGACCACGGACCCAATGTCGGCACCCTTTTTCTGTCGGCGCTGCCAGTTACGATTTGCGGAGTCGACGATAGGGAATAGTTCATCCAGGCTCACATTGATGAGTTTACGATCATCGCCAAACATAGTGCCCTTGAGCTTGCCAGTCTTTACGAGCTCACCTTTTTCGTCGAGCATCTTCTCTTCCGAGAAACCCTGCAAGCGGTCGCCATTATCACCAACGAAGTCATAGAAGCCGAACAGTTCACCGATTGCCATATTCAGAGGCCACGTCATGAGGCCCTTCTTTTCGAGCGTCAGTTCCAAGATACCAGTGGTACTCTTTGGACGGAATGCCTTGTCCCAGGCTTTCGGGTTGTCCTCTGGCAGTTCGAAGTTCTTGCGCTCGCGGACGTAGTAGCGGTGCGAAGCATCATTGTAGTCGAGCTTGACGGTGTTACGGCCCTGCTCGTCAGGGTAAATAAATTTGATTATATCCTTAGATGCCATCTGTGGTGCTCTCTTCTTTCTTGACCAGTAGGTCTAAAATTGTTGTTTTATCAATTGCCTCTGGTGATAGGTCTTGCGCACCATCGGCTGGCTCGTCGACTATCTCAGCACCCGCCAAAACGAGTACGTCATTCAGCACGATCGAGTCGGTGTAATAGTTGAGCAGGTACTTGCGAGCCTGTTCAGCTGCAGCCGTGTGGCGCGAGCTAATGCTCTTTTGGAATTCAGCTTCGGCAAAGTAGAATTTGCTGCTGTTCTCGTCGGCGACGATGATACCAAGCGTCTTCTGCTTCACATTCATGACTGAATTGCTCAGTGCGACGAGCTTGTTTGGGTCGATAGTGTAGTTCCTGTCGATGTTTTCTTTGCTATCCTGGGCCACGACGATTTTGAATGGTACTTCGACATCACTCTCGAAATTGAAGTAGTTCAGGTTAATGAGCCATGCGCCACGGGCCGTACCGCCAACGTGGAAGAGCTCAGACGCGCCTTTAGGCTTTGGAGCGTCAGTTATGTCACCTGAGAAGAAAACAGCGTCCTGGGTGCGGTAGGAGCCGTCCCAGCCTATCTTTCCAAGGTTGCTTGATAGCGACAAGTCCAAGTCAATGCGATTTCGACCGACATTTTCCCAGTGGATGCCTGCAACCATGTTTTCAAGTACTTCGACGTATGATCCAGTCGGCAAGTTGCCAGTGAACTGCTTTTCAGTAGCAGGTAGCGCATACTTGAGCCCCTTAGGGATGTAGAACGTCTTGCCCTCCACATTTGGCCGTAGGTCCGCAATGATTGACTTGAGGATGATGCCATAGATAATCTCGGCACCCTTTTTGTTCTCGAAGTTGAATTCTTTTGCATAGCTCTTGCCATTTCGGACGCGGTACAGAATCGAATCTGCATCAGTCGTGCGGAACTTCAAAGCATAGGCCAGGCGAATTTTTCGGAAGATATTGGCGTTCATGAGTGCTGTCTCGAACTGGTGAAGATTAGGCTTATCATTGGTCTTGAGACGGCCAGTGATAGTGTTCAACAGGTCCTCTTGCATTGGCTTGTGATTGACCACGGCCAGGCGACGGATTTTATTGATACTCTTCTTCATTTTGGTGTTCGTGCGGAACGCCAGGAATATCGGCTTGTAGCGATAGAAAATAGTGGCGAGGTGCTGCAGGCCAGTGTCTTTTTCATACTGGTCGAAGTAGCGGGCCACGTCGAGGTTCTTCTGCTCTTTGATTTTGGTGATGAGTGCCTTGTTCTTGATGAGCAATGTTTCATTGGTCGAACGGAATACGACAAAACGCAGGAACTCGATAGGGCTCTTTGGCACCACACCGAGATAGTCGTACAATGCCGACTTCGCTTCTTTATTCTTGATTACACCGAGGTCATTTTCATCAATACCAACGAATGCTGCAACATCGAGCACGTCGGCCAGAGTTTTTTCCGCCAAAGCAATACCTGAGGTCAGGAGCTTCATGAGCTCGACTTTCAGTTCTTCTTTGGTGAGCCCACGAATAACGACGATGCGGACACCGTCTTTGAGTGCTGGAGCGTCTAGCACTTCACCAGGAATGAATACACCCTCGTGAGAGAATACACCTGCATTTTCGGCCCCATAGGTCGTCAGGTAGTGGATCATCTGCTCATATACAAGTTGCTCCATTGAAGCATCGCGTACTTTGGCGAATGATTTATGAAAGGTAGCGTTCAACTCTTCCGAGCTGCGCCCATAGGCTTGATTAACGAGGTCGACGAGGTGCGCAGTATCATGATAATTTGCTGCGATTTGACCGTCGAATATAAACCCCTTCGGAAGAGTGATTTTGTCAAGCTCTTCGTTTTGAATTGGGACCATTTCTCGATCATCTATAGGCAAAGCCTTAAACAGTCGTATTGTTGATAACATTTGTTGCTCCTTTGTTATGCTTAATGGTTCATAAATAGGGCGAGTAGTAAATTGTAAGCTCCGCCGCTCTACCAACTGAGCTACTCCCCGCTATAGCTGCACGAGGGGGTGGGCACCGCGTACAGCTATTCTAGTCGGGGAGGCTGGATTCGAACCAGCGACCTGCGGATTGATTTTAGATAGGAACTACTTATGCCCCATATATCAATCATTAAAGTGGCGGAGAGTAAAAATAGCTTAAAAGGCTACTGCATCGCTGCAGTAATTATAGGAACTCTCTATGCCACAGATTTTTATAATGAACAATGAGCGCAGCCCAACGGCAAGGTTTCCAGTATTGCTACCCTGTTTGACTAACCTATCCTACACCTTCACCCCAACCTTTCCGCCTATCGTCCGAGGCCCAGCTGAGTACACAGATTACTTTCAGTTTCTTTACTACAGAAGAGAAGCGAAGCGCCAACGATGTCTTCGCGGACTGTCACTCTAAAGTGCCTAGTACCTATACCCGTCCGAAGACGGTTCCTCGTTGCTGTTGCTCTCATTGTTCACTATAAGTTTTTAACGTGCATGGTAGCGGGTGGTAAGTAATATCCAAAATTATTTGATAGGAACCACCTTTGCTACCTCTATAGTATCAAACCATAGGTTCAATGTCAAGCCCTTTTTTCAACCAATCACTCCAATCAACTTATTGCGTCGAGCGATTTCCTTATCGAGCACTTTGAGCTGATCGTCGAGTCGGTCCGCGTCGCGGTTGACCCGAATAATTAGTATATTCTTATCGTCAGGGTAACGAACATCGATAGTATCGGGCAAGTTCAGTCGGCGCTTGATGCCGAGCAAGTCGAGCATTTGTCCGCCAATGATTGCGTAAATGCTTTGGATGTCGCCCCAGCTCCATGACTGCAGGCTTCCGCGCATTACTTCGACTCCTGTGTTCATGACATTACCTCAATTTCTGCGAGCACGTCGCCCACGATAAAGAATTTCTCGGGCTCACCAAGATCAGGATCTCCATCGAGCTCCATCAGGTGCGGATTTTTGATATAGGTAGCGTCAAATTCCTGGTCGCTGTACAATGCAGCATTCGCGTACTTCTGCGGGTAGTACACCATCGGCACCACGCCGACAGTAACAGCATCTAGTATCTTGCGAATTTGAGCAACCTTCTTACGCTTTTGTGGGGGAAATTTTAGGATAGTACCATCGGTTTGAAGCAGTTCGTAGCGGAAACGACGTTTGCTATCTTTGACGGTCTGGCCCTTCTCTTCGACTTGGTCCTGTTCTTTTTGGCGCATAATAGCCGACACTTCGCCCTCTTCCGTGGCGGGCTGGCTAATCTCGACCTTACAGTCATTGCAGAAAACATGCTCGGTATCCGAACTATCGACATCATGGCCGTAGTGACTCATACCTGTGTTAAAGTCGTACAGCGCAATATGCTCTCCGAACATCTTTTTGTTCTTGCGGTCGATGCGGGTGATTTTGATATGGATCGGTGAACCTTCATAGCTGAAAGTGAGCACGCGCCCCTTATAAAACAGGTACTTGCCGTCCGCATCTTTGTCAGTATACGCACGGTCGAGCATCATATCGCTCAGATCTTCTTTTTTACCCATTGAGTTGCTTCTCCTTATTTCTTAATTTATCATACCATAGGTTCAAAGTCAATGCTAAAATGCTTGTGTAGGTGGCGTTTCGAGTTGCTTCTTTTCGCCACCTACGACCTTGAGCTCGACCGCCCCTGGAAAAACGTCTAAAACTTTTTGGACGTTTATTTTATTATCTAGGTGATCATTTAACCCTTGATCGCCACTCCACATATCACCACCAAGGCGCGAACGCTCAAGTAAGTCATCCATGACAGGATCATCTGAATGACCGAAGCCTGGTTTTTCTTCTGGTGGTACATAGCCTGGCTCAATTTCTGGGAATGGTACCTCTTCGCCTGGATACAGCTCCATGTGGCAATAGTTGATGACCGACTTTTCACCCTCGGCCTCGAACATCTCACCCCAGTCTTTGTACGGCTCGCGTGGCTGCCGTACGCGGTAGGTTGTAATCTCATCCAGTGCTTCTTTCAATTTATCGCCTGCAGCGTCCCTATCGCCCGCGTAGACGAGCTTTACGCCATTTTCTGCACACCAACCCGCCATCGCCTTTACGAGCTCTCCTGAGGCTGCTGAGGGCGCTGCTATCCACGGGACCATGCAGTGATCCATGACCGCAGCGTCCGAAGCACCTTCCACCAAAAAGATCTTCTCGCCTGGCTCTAGGTTCCAGGTCCCGTACATAGTCGGCTTTGCATCTTTGAGGAATGTGAATCGACGCTCGCCTGTCAAGTGGCGCAGCTGTGAAAATGGAATTGACTTTTTGCTCCTGCTAAAGTACGGGATATAGTAGCTGTTCTTCTCGGCCACCCATCGCCATCCAAGATCGTCGAGCACGTCGAGCGGGATATTTTTGAAGTAGTGGTCGCGAGGGATCATTGGAAGTGATTTCCAATAGTCCATCTGATCGAAAGTCTTGTATTTCACTTGATTTTGTGCACCTTTATTGCTGGTCCTGGCCTGTTGGCTTTGACGTACAGATCCCGAAAATGATTGTGACCCGCTGGAGTGCTTACGATTAGGATCTTTGCCGACATCGAGGAGTGCGGGGAAAGCCTTCGTGATATGAAACCGCCCACACCCCGCGTGGCAGTTGACAAACCAATCATCTTTGTAAATTTGAACAGAAGGGTTTTTATCGTCGTGCATCGGGCACTGGGATAGGATATAGCGCTGAGAATTTTTGTGCTTGAGGTTGGCCATATCGAGCTCTCGGAGTACGTCCGTCTCGGTGAATTTGTCTTCTTCATAATTTCCTTTCATTATGCTGCTGACTCCAGCTTACTGTTGATCATTTTCATGTTGTAGTGGAAGCCTGGCTTTTTCGTGAAGCGGGACTTCATCAAATTGAGCCTCAGGGTGTCGATCATATCTTTCTCCTCAGTGACTTCGATTACTTTGGTGGCTGCCTGTGCGAGTGCTCCTGATCCGACAATGCGATCCATGCCCTTCGCGCCTGTTGCTTTGTTCATGTGGCTTACGAGTATAATCGTCTTCTTGGTTTTTTTCATCAGCTGGTTGAGCTGCTGCATGAATACCCGCTGCGCGATATATTCGTTTTCGCCCTTGACAGATTCGGCATTCTCGAATGCGAACTGGACGTGGTCGAGTAGTATAAGCTCGATCCCTTCATTGAACCAATCTTCGATGTACTGCAGCAGGTCCTTGAGATTCCAGGACTTTGTGAGTGCATCCTCTGGCAAGCAGCGGACCGTCTGGCTGGAATTCATCTGCTTGTATTCGTCATCGTTGAGCACCTGGCTCAGTCGGTTGCTAACATCGGCCATATCATCTTCGAGTACGAGCAGGCCGACCTTCGTGCCTTTTTTGATTGCTGGTGCCATAAAGTTGAGCGCGACTGTTGATTTACCCACGCCAGTCGGTCCATATAGCAGCACAATTTCGTACCCGTCTTTTCGGCCGAACCCACCAGAAAAGTAGTTGTCGAGCACCGAGTGGCCAGTCGTGTATAGATCGGTCCGACCCCACGTCGCTTTGAGCGCTTTGGCCTTCTCGTAAAAGTCGCCGATATAGACTTCTTGTTTACTGAGCCCCATCGTCCCCGCCCATCCGTTTACGGACCATTTCGTCCTGATTTTCAACTGTGACATTTTCAGGCGCGAACTCGTTGGCTGGCTTGTCTTCGCGAACTGCGAACCATCGGCCGAACTTGCTCGGTGCCAGTAAATTATCGACACTCATCTGCTTGTTTTCTTTGTGCCACTGTGATTTTGAGAATGCGCGGGCCGATCCGATGATCTCGTCGACGGTGTAGTCCCTGAGGCGGGCGTTGAGCATACGGAAGCGCTCTTGAGTGGCTTTTTCCTTGGGGTTGACAATCTGAATGATCTCATTGAGGATATTCATTTTCGGGTTCGGGCCTGGCGCGGGGCCGTCGGCGGAAGCGGAATTATTATCCTCCAAAGAAACAGAATCGGTTTTAGTTGTTTGTTTAGTTTCTAGTTTAATAGAATCGGTCATTTTGACAGTTTCCTTGGTTTCGGTCATTTTGACAGAAAGGAATCTTTCAATTTGAAAGTGACAAGTCGGTTTGTCGTTCACCTTTTTTACTTTGGTGGAAATGTAGCCCGCCTGGACGAGCTTCGCGACGTGCCGACGGATGGTGCTTTCGGACCACATAGGGAACCGTTTCATCATCTGTTCGTAGCTGCGGAAGAAATAACCCTTGCCGAATACTTTTTGCGCATAGACCAGATCGTCATAGATCATGGCAGCTTCGACAGAGGTGTCGATAGCCACGCCCAGATTTAGGCTGCGCGTCTGACTGTATTCCATTTTATACCCTCGCTTTCTTGACAGCGGGCGGTGTTAGTGCTAGGCTTGAATTATTGAAGCCTAGAAAGTACCTGCGCCCACAGGTGCTTTTTAATTTTCGTGGGTTTTGATTATTGAAGCCAAAACTTGTCATCATCATAACGCTAAAGTCCCCCTTTTTGCAAGACGCTGTATATAGCGTCCGTGACGAAACGATCACCACCAGGCCAGAAAACGAAGATCAATAACAGTAGTAAAAACAGAATGTCAAGTGTGAAAACTACCCTCCAGAAGTATTTCATCAGTCATTATCCTGAATTCTGCGGTGGATACCAGTCGCCGATTCGGACGGTGCCACTTGCTGCAATTCGTAGCCTTTGAGCCTTCGCTTTTTGGCGATCTCTGGGCTCGGCATATACTCGCCATTTTCTTGCAATTTTCGGCGGGCCCGCGTGAGACTCTCGAAGTTGAATTTTCTCATCAGGTCCATTTGTGCGTCGGTGAGCTCGGCTCCCTCGAATTGCAATACCTGGATGATGAGCTCTTTGTCGCTATCTCTTGGCGGTACCCCAGTACGGCGTGATGGCCAGTTATGTTCCAGGACATAGATCAGTCGATCATATCCAAAAGTTTTTTTGGCACCCATTATTCAACCA